CCATCAAGTGATCCATTGGTCCTTTGAGGGCCATAAATCGTATGGTACTCCTGAACAAACTGTTTGTTTAGATGAGTCCATTCTAAAAGAAGCTGATATACATCTAGAAGAAGCAAAATTGTCTCTAAAACGATCCATTCCTTATGGCAAACCATGGATTGCTAACCTTCTCCGCCGTAATTGGTTTCAAGTCCAACATGCTGCAAGTGTTTATGCTGTTGGTTCACTTAATGAGCATGCTGTTATCTATAAAGATCCATATGCAGCGGTTGAGCGGTTCCGCATAGGTCCCGATAAAAAACATAACAGGATGGGCGTTAATGGTGGCACAGCTTGGGCTTGCCAAATGTATCTTGATCAATATCTTGAGAAAGATATGGAAGACGGCCTAACAGATGAAGAATGGGAATTCAATCTTGTATTATATGAGCAAAATACAAGAGAATATCTTCGATTCAATCCACACACTTCTGCATGGCATAGGCCACTTGATCCGAGAATTCCTCCAAAAGGCATCTATGCTGCAATCGGCAGCAGAGACCTCCTTCCTAATGGCGAAGAGTTTATTCGTAGTCTGATGAATGCTTCTTCTACCTAAAAAGTGATATTTTGCTTCATTAGTTCCCTGTAATCAATAAATACAGTAAGAACTATGGAGTAAATTTCTGATGAGTGAAATCCGACAAGATTTAGCAAATCGCGTGCTAACTCGTTTAGCTGGTAATATTATTGATGTTGAACTAGGCCCTGAAGAACTCGACGAGGCTATTAGAACATCATTAGGCAAATTTCGTCAATTAAGTGGGAATTCTGTAGAAGAGGCACATGTGTTTCTTGAAATGCAGGAAAGCAAAACAGAATATATACTTCCTGAACAGATTGTTGAAGTAAGAGAGATTTTTAGGCGAGGGCTTGGACGAACCCAAGGTGGTGTCACTTTTGATCCATTTAATGCAGCTTTTACAAACTTCTATTTGCTTGAAGCAGGCCGTCAGGGTGGTTTAGCTACTTTTAGGCTCTTTACTGAGTATCAAGAATTGATTGGAACACTTTTTGGTGAGCATATAATGTTTAACTGGCGACCAAGTCAACACAGATTAGAAATCATTAGAAATGTTCGTGCTCCTGAAACTGTAATGTTGCAAGTTTACATAGCAAGATCTGATGATGAGATTATCACGGACATCTATGCTGAAAACTGGATGATAGATTATTCAGTTGCCGTATCAAAAGTAATGCTTGGTGAGGGACGAGGAAAATTTAGTCAAATTGTTGGTCCTCAAGGAGGCACAACATTGAATGGTGATCAGCTTAAAGGCGAAGGCATTACTGATCAAGAACGATTAGAAAATGAAATATTGGAATATGGATCTGGCGAAGAGCCGATCGGGTTTTTAATAGGTTGATAGGATAATATGACAGAAGAAAGCGCAGCTGATATTGTAAAATATTTAGACATTATTGAAGATGTGAAAGAAAAGCCTCTCCAAGAAGGTGATACCGTTCATTTGGGGGTTGCTACTCAAGGTGTGGAAATTGGTAATCGATATCTTTTTGATAGTGGCATACGTTGGGTGGCAGTTCTTAATGAAACGGATTCACATTGGCTTGTTGAACATGGCTTAATAGAACATGATGCTAATGATGAATACTATGTTGATAAACGAGAAATGTCATCTATGATTCATAATGGTGAAATGATTTTATGTGAATCTAATTATGAAGACGTATTAATGGAATCATCTGAAATAGATGATGGTGAATTTAATGATTTTATGATGGGTGTTGATCGTTATTTGCTTATAAATTATATGACAGAAAGTCAAGATTTTGATTACGCTTGGAAAGTAGCTTGGGCTGAAGGAAAAGAACCATCTGAAGCATGTGAAGAAGCTATTATATTGGAGGGATAAGATGTTACCTGAAATTACTTTTGGAACCGGAGCCATTGCTTGGATTACTGCTTTAATAACAATAGCTATTGGTCTTGCAGCCAAGGATTTAGTCACTACTTTTGTTAGTGGACTTTTATTTTATCTTAACAAAAATTTCAATGAAGGAGATATAATCTTTCTTAATGATGAACAGTGTGTTATTATAAAAATTGGAATACGTCAAACGGTATTTGGATTTGATAATGGGCGCGGCAAAACATGGCGATATGTGTATAATGATCGTATTAAGTATCTAACACTTGAAAAAGTTATTAAAGCAAAAACAGAGGAAAAATAAATGCCACGATTATCTCTTTGGAATCAACGTAAAGGAAACGATTTTAAATTTTTTAACCGCACTATTAGCGAACAATTTCGTATTGGTGGCACAGCGTTTCTTGTTCATAAATTTGAAGGAGTTCATGATCAAGGATCTGATAACGAAGATTTGACAATCCAAGGTGGTGATGGCGCCACAACAATTCAAGATGTTCTGCTGCTTGAAAATAGAGATCGAAAATACAGTAATGACATTTATGAATTACGTGGCGTTTATAATGTTCAAGATAATGATTTTGATTTAAGTCAATTTGGACTTTTCTTAAGTGCTGATGTTCTTTATGTTTCATTTCATATAGATGATATGGTTGATTTGATGGGCCGAAGGTTAATGAGTGGAGATGTTTTAGAGGTTCCTCATTTACGTGAAGATCTTTTGCTTGATGATGAAGATGATGGAATAAACGATAATGGTGTAGCACGGAAGTTTTATCAAATAGAAGATGCTAATAGAGCATCGGAAGGATATAGTCCAACTTGGTTTCCTCATATTTGGAGAATCAAAATGAGCCCGATTACCGATAGTCAAGAATTTAGTGATTTGCTTGATAGAGATGCAGGTTCATTTGACGGTGATGGTTTTGGAAGTGGAGAGGATACTGGCCAAACATTAAGAGATTTGCTAAGCACCTTTGGTGAAGAAATAAGAATTAGTGATACAATTATTGCTGAAGCAGAAAGACAAGTTCCAAATCGAAATCTTGAGCACGCACATCTTTATGTTTTTGAGCCTGAATTTGAACAAGGGCTTCCGTATTTGTTTATGACAGATGGCGAGCCACCTAATGGAGCAGATTTGCTTGGTTGTGGTCCTGCTTTTCCATTAGATTTTGATGATGGCGATTGGTTTTTACGAACAGATTATGTACCAAGTGTTCTTTTCAAAAGAGAAGGTCCAAAGTGGTTACGTAAGGAAGTAGATTTCAAACAGAAACTAACAACAGCCAATCTTATTCTCGAAAAATTCATCAATAATAGAGATAAAGTTCCAACTTCACAGGGATTGATAGATTCAAAGATTGGTGTTAGTAAAATTGTTGCTCCAAAAGTGCGAAAGCCAAAAACTAATCTATAAATATAACTATAATAGTTTAATCTATTTTGGATAGCAATATGGATTTCTTTTACGATCAACAACAACGTCGCCTCGTTCTTCAAGTTATTAGAACGTTTGGCGGATTTGTCGTTCAAAATGGAAAAAATGCGGATGGTGAAGAACTATTTCGTCAGGTTCCAGTAAGATATGGCGAAACAAGTCGTATGGTTAATCAGATTATTAGACAACATTCAGAAAATAAAATGCTTTATACGCCATTTATGGCTGTTCATATAATATCAATAAACATGGCTCCTGATAGAAGACAGAACCCATTTTTGGTTAGAACAGACTTGGTTGATGAAAGAAAATTTAATGCTGAGACACAAGAATATGAGGGTGAGATTGGTGATCGATTTACTGTAAAACGTCATATGCCAGTTCCATACGATTATATGTTTCAACTTGATCTGTGGTGCAGTAATGTTGAACAAAAATTTCAGTTAACTGAACAAATCATGATGCTTTTTAATCCAGCACAAAAACTTCAATCAAGCGACAATGCTTTGGATTGGACTGCTATTACTGATATTGAAATGCAGGATGCAATAACTTGGTCATCTAAATCAATTCCTTTTGGAACAGATGAAGCAATTGATGTAGCCAGCATGCAATTTAAGATTCCATATTGGATTAATCCTCCAGCTGAGCTTACTAAAAGGCGAGCTATTGAAACTATTATTGTTAATATACGAGCAGTTGCAGAACTTCCTGAAGATGATTCAGATTTTGCATGGGAGCAAGGTGATTTATTAGCACAGATTATTATCACACCAAATAATCATATATTACAGGTTGACGGAGATATTTTGACACTCTTGAATGAAAGGGGTGGTGAATTTGATGAGGATGGTAATATTTTTAATTGGGAAGATTATATTCGTTTGTTTGGAGACTTTCGTCCTGGCGAGACTAGGTTGATTGTGAAAAGAAAATTCGGTGACCCAACAGGAGTGACTGGTACTCTAACTTTGCATCCAACAAATGTAAATCAAATAATTTGGACAGTAGATCCAACCACCTTGCCAGCAAATATTGTGCCAGACATCACGGCGATTATTGATCCACTTGAACGATTTCCTGGTGATGGAATATTGGCCGCTGCTCTTACTGGACAACGATATCTTTTAGTTAGTGATATGAATGATGAACTTATTGGAAGCCCAACTGGCGCCTGGGGAAGTTTGAATGCCGCCGCCAACGATATAATAGAATTTAACGGAACAGATTGGATTGTTACTTTTAACAGCAGTGAGGAATCTGATCCTACTGTTGTATTAAATCTGTTTGATAATAAACAATTTAGATGGGATCCATTAGATCAGAATTGGATTCCAGCAGTGGATGGGCTTTATCGTCCAGGCACTTGGAAAGTTATACTTTAAGTCATGATGTTAAAACAGTGGAAAATAATGTCTGATAATAAATACCATAGAAGATTTCTTTTGATTCTGAGTGAAGAAAGAATATTTGAGAGGACATAAAAAAAATGGGACAATTAGTATCACCAGGCGTTAGCGTTACGGTATCTGATGAGAGTTTTTTTGCTGGAGCA